AGGAGATTACAAAACTAACGCATGGCATTTCTCAAAACAATACTCGGATTAGCCTCAACCAGAGACAAATCAGAGATCTTGAACATGAAATTCAAACTATTACCAGTAACCTACAAAACAGAAATACTGAACATGAGAAGTTAGAAGAATTTAGACAAAATCTCCAAAAAACATTTGAATACTTAGCACAAAAGAAACAAGAAATCGTTTACTACGATTTTGCCTATTCCTTACTTAAGGATGATGGCGTAAAAACGAAGATTATTAAAAAGTATCTTCCGTTCATAAATCAGCAGGTTAATCGTTATCTTCAGATGATGGATTTTTACATCAATTTCCATCTTGATGAAGAATTCAAAGAAACTGTCAAATCTCCTATTCATGAAGATTTTTCTTACAGTTCCTTTAGTGAAGGTGAAAAGATGAGAATCGACCTTGCCCTACTTTTTACTTGGCGTGAAGTAGCGCGTGTCAAAAACTCTGTTAACACCAACCTGCTGATTATGGATGAAGTTTTTGATAGTTCTCTAGATGGATTTGGTACAGAAGAGTTTTTGAAAATTATTCGATACGTCATTAAGGATGCGAATATCTTTGTTATCTCACACAAAACCGATCTGCATGACAAATTTGAAAGTGTCATAAGGTTCGATAAAGTCAAAGGTTTTTCCCGTATAGTGTCAACATAAGCATTAGGACAATGACTACGCCAAACTGGCAACACCATTCTAAGAAGGAACAGAAGCGCAAACTGAAACCTCAAGCAATGCGATCTAGGAGAGAAGCACTCCGCCAGTTTAAAAAGCGTCACATGACCCCGCCCAAACAGCGGGGTTCTTTTGTATGATACGTGCATACACAAAAGATTCATGACTGTTCGCCACGAAATCAAGTCTCAACTTGCCAAACTCCTCGCTACTGAGGATCTGATGGTGGAGCACAAAAAAGTTGAGACCGCTTGTTTCAATGTTCATACTCGCGTCTTGACTCTTCCTATGTGGGAAGCAAGCAGCGGTGTATTTGACATGTTGGTCGGTCATGAGGTTGGACACGCTCTCTATACTCCAGATAGAAATTGGTTGACTGAAGTCAAGATTCCTCCTCAGTTCGTCAACGTCGTTGAAGACGTTCGTATTGAGAAATTGATGAAACGCCGATACATGGGTATTGCTAAGACTTTCTATAGGGGATATCAAGAACTTTCTGATAAGGATTTCTTTGATCTTGATGGGGAAGATATCTCTGAGTTCAGTCTCGCTGATCGCGCCAATCTATATTTCAAGATTGGCAACTTCATTGAGGTTACATTTTCTGAGAAGGAGATGGAAATTATTCGCCAGATTGAGTCTTGTGAAAGTTTTGATGATGTTCTTTCTGCAGCAGAGACTTTGTATAAGTTCTGTAATCGACGGGAAGAAGTAAAGACTAATATTGATAATCTAGACGCCAATCAACAGTCTTCTGGAGGTCAGGAAGGGGGAGATATGACTCCGCAAGATCAACAGGCAGATTCTTCTGATGAGGTTGAGGAAGACCCCTTTGAGTCAGAAGAACCTGAAGAGGGGGAATCTTACGGCGGCACGGCAGATAAAGAACAGCAGCAAGATAATCCTACAGATCTTCCTAACATTCCTCCTAGCGGTGCTGGTGGCGTCTCTGATACTGTAAAGACTATGGATTCCCTTGAGCAAGCTCTTAAGGATCTTGCTTCGATGGAAGATTCTGAGAATGTTTATCTGGAAATTCCTCCTGATCTTGATATTGATAAAATCGTCATTCCTATGAATGAGATCCAGGAAACTCTGAACTCTTCATGGGAAGATTATGGAGATGATGTCTTCGAAGTTCCTGACGATTTGTATGCAAAATTCAAGCGTTCTGCTCAGAAAGAAGTCAACTACTTGGTAAAAGAATTTGAGTGCCGTAAGTCTGCGGACTCATATGCTCGTGCCACTACTGCTCGTACTGGTGTTCTGGACTGCACTAAACTTCATACTTACAAATTTAATGAAGATCTCTTCAAGAAGGTAACAACTCTTGCTGAGGGTAAGAATCATGGATTGGTGTTTATTCTTGATTGGTCTGGTTCTATGCAGTACGTTATGGAGGATACTATCAAGCAACTGTATAATCTAATTTGGTTCTGCCGAAAGGTTAATATTCCATTTGATGTTTATGCATTTACTTCCGAATATCCTAGGGTTAGTTACGATGAAGATGGGAAAGCAATCATTAAACATTATTGTTATGAGCGTAAGCACGGACTTCTTGGTATTCCTGAATGGTTCTCTATGATGAACCTCTTTACTAGCAAGTGTAATGCTAAAGAACTGGATTTCCAGATGAAGAGAATTTATCGCTTGGCATATTCATTCTCTCATTATGCTGCTTATCGCTATCCAACTGGAATGGGTCTTTCTGGAACTCCTTTGAATGAAGCTCTTATGTGTCTTCATAAGATTATTCCCAACTTCAAGAATGAACATAAACTTCAGAAAGTGCAATGTGTTATTCTGACTGATGGAGAAGCAGCACCTTTGAAATATCATCGGGAAGTTCAACGTCATTGGGAGGAAGAACCTTTTCTTGGTATTGGTGCTATCGGTCATAATGCATTTCTTCGCGATAGAAAACTGGGAACAACATATTCCTTTGACTGTGAATGGTATGATTTTACAAAAGTTCTTCTCAGGAATTTGAAAGACAAGTTTACGGATACTAATTTTATTGGTTTGCGTGTTCTTGAGAGTCGCGATGCTGGATCTTTCATTCGACGTTATTGTGGATACTTTTCTCCTAAAGTTGAAAAAGTTATGTCTGTTTGGAAAAAGACTAAAGCATTTTCTCTAACTAACACAGGATATGATAAGTATTTTGGTATCTCTGCGACAGCACTCTCTAGTGATTCTGATTTTGAAGTAAAAGAAGACGCAACAAAGTCTCAAATTAAGAGTGCTTTTAAAAAGTCTCTTGCATCCAAAAAGATGAATAAGAAGATTCTTGGAGAATTTGTAGAACTTATTGCTTAAAATAAATAGTAATGAAGATTACAGAGAAACAAATGTCCCGTTTTGGAGATCTAGCTAGCGGTAAACCCGCTGCCAAACCTGCAGCACCTGCAGCACCAGCACCTCCTGCTCCCGCTGTTGTCCCTACAAAACCAGTAGAAGCAGTTGCACCTAAGAAGAAATCCAAAAAGTAATCCAATTACTAAACTGTCACAGGGGGCACTAAACGCCCCCTTTTTTGTGTGTATAATAAGTTCAGTTAAATAAACAAAGCACTCCAACATCATGTCTCTCTCCTCTGAGTACATCCGCACGTCTCTCCAACAAGTTTATGGAGAATCTGTTACTGCAGCAGATATCCGTGCTTGGTGCGCTATGAATGGTTGCAATTATCAGACCGTAACTAACAAACTCTCTGATTGTAAAACTGGTCGTGGTAAATGGAATCTTACCGTTCGGGAACAACTTGAGGAAACTTATCAGGCAAGTACTCCTAATACTACCGATCGAGAACTTCAAAATCTTATCCCTGAAAAAAATGATACCTTCGTCAAGTTTGGTAATTTCAACGATCTACGCAAGATTATTCAGTCGCGACTGTTCTATCCAACGTTCATTACGGGTTTGTCGGGTAATGGTAAAACGTTTTCAGTCGAACAAGCCTGTGCTCAGTTGGGTCGGGAACTGATTCGTGTAAACATTACTATTGAAACTGATGAAGATGATCTTATTGGCGGTTTCCGTCTTGTTAATGGCGAAACCGTCTGGCACAATGGCCCAGTCGTTGAAGCACTCGAACGAGGTGCTATCCTGCTCCTTGACGAGATCGACCTTGCCAGTAATAAAATTCTCTGTCTCCAAAGCGTCCTTGAAGGCAATGGAGTCTTTCTCAAGAAAATTGGAAAGTTTGTCAAACCCAGTAAAGGTTTCAACGTCATCGCAACCGCAAACACTAAAGGTAAAGGTTCAGACGATGGACGATTCATTGGAACTAACGTGCTCAACGAAGCCTTCCTTGAGCGATTCCCAGTAACCTTTGAACAGGAGTATCCTACTCCTGCAAATGAGATCAAGATCCTTGTCAATGTTGCTCGCGATCTCAATGTGGTTGCCCCTGACTTCTGCAAGCGTCTTGTAGACTGGGCGGATATCATCCGTAAGACTTTCTATGATGGCGGCATTGAGGAAATTATTTCTACTCGCCGTCTAGTCCACATCATCCGTGCTTACAGCATCTTTACCAATAAAGAAAAGGCAATCGAAGTCTGTGTCAATCGTTTCGATGATGAAACCAAGCAGGCATTCCTGGAACTTTATGATAAAGTTGATGGAGACTTTCAACTCACTCCTGATGATGCTCCCGTTGCGGAATCTGAAAAAGGGTGATACAATATGATTAATTCTTGGTCCCTACTATTTGATGAACTAAAAATGGACGAGTACCCTTATAGTGAACATGATTTTCATCCAGACTATACTGAATTGCCTGACGCAATTCCAGAATTGAACACTCTTAATATTGAAATGAACAGCAACACTCCTAGTCGATTTAAGTACAGCGAAGAAAGTATTATCAAAGAACTAAGCGATTATATTTCTGGCACATATAATCAGCATTATTCTGCTGGCGATGATAAAATTCAGACACTTGATCTGATTGAAGCATGTGGCGATGGAGAATCATTCTGTCGCAGCAATATTCTCAAGTATGCCTCTCGCTATGATAAGAAAGGTACTGCTCGTCGCGACATTATGAAGATCTTGCACTATGCTGTTCTTCTGATGCACTTCAACGACAAGAACGCAAAACGTGAGGACTACCCTAACCGATGAAATTGAAACCTAACAGCATGAAATTATCTGACAATACCCTGACTATCCTCAAGAACTTTGCAGGAATCAACAACTCTATTCTTGTAAAGCAGGGAACTAAACTTCGCACTATCTCTGTAGCAAAAAACATTCTTGCCGAAGCAGACATCAAAGAAGAGTTTCCTCGGGACTTTGCGATTTATGATCTTAATCAATTCCTGAATGGTCTTGGTTTGCATCAGGATCCAGACCTAGACTTCAACGAAACTTCTTATCTCAGCATCAAAGAAGGTAAGCGTCGGGTCAAGTACTTCTATGCAGATCCCAATGTAATCATTGCTCCTCCTGAGAAAGAAATCAATCTTCCTACTCAAGATGTTTGTTTCCAGTTGGATAGTACTTCTTTGGAGAAACTTGTAAAGGCAGCTGCAGTCTATCAACTCCCTGATTTGTCTGCTGTTGGAGAAGCAGGCGTTATCAAACTGGTGGTTCATGATAAGAAGAACGATACTTCTAACCAGTACGCTATCGTAGTTGGCGAAACCGATCAGGAGTTTAGTTTTAACTTCAAAGTTGAAAATATCAAGATTATCCCTGGTGCATATGACGTAATTGTCTCTTCAAAACTGCTCTCCCAATTTACTAATACCAAGTATGATCTCAAATATTACATTGCGTTGGAACCCGATTCAACCTTCGGTTGACATCCCTCTTAGAATTGTAGGCAGCATTGGTGTTATTGTTGCCTACTTTGTTATTCTGCATGTAAACGTCCTCGCAGGAGTTTTTATCAACTTCGCAGCAGATTTAATTTCAATACCTTATTTTATTAGAACTAAATCTTGGGATGTCGTCGCCATGTTATCTTTTCTACTTGCGATCAGTATTAGTAAACTGATCTCATGAATGCAAACACTTTAAGGATTGTTGGAAGTGCCAGTTTGCTAATTGGTTACTTCCTTCTTCTGTATTTGGACGTTAGAATTGGATGTACATTCAGACTAATTGGTGGATGTATGATGATTCCTTTTGCAGTGTCTATCAAAACATGGGATGTAGTAGGACTACAAACATTTTTCGCAGTCATTGACGCATCAAAAATTATACAGTTATCATTATGACAGATTGGAAAAAACTATACAGCGATCTTCCTGTTGAAGAACTGGATAAGATTGCTCTCCTCCGAGTTATGGAATGTACTAATGGAATTATCCAATATGCATTTCGAGATGGAGAAGATTATGCACTTCCTCTTGAGGAAACAAGGCGTGCTATGAAATTCAGCATGGGATGTATCAAACGAATGGAGATCCCGCTGAAAGAGGAAACGATTGTTTTTGCTCCAGAAACACAAGAACTCATGCGACAAGCAAGAGATTTTTATGTTCGTGGTATGAAGCAGGGAGATGATAAGGCGTATGCTGAGTTCATGAAAATCTCTGAGGTAACCGCTCAAGTTTGTGGAATCGATCGTCTTATTCAGGCAAAGAAAACTTTAGAACAAAACGTTGACGATATTCCTCCTGATACGCTAAAATGGGGACTAGCATATCTCATGCAGTTTTTTCGTCGATGAACATTTTTGCAACTCATCAAGATCCGTATCTTTCAGCAAAGGTACTTCCTGACAAGCACATCGTCAAGATGCCTTTAGAATCTTGTCAAATGCTTGCAATCATATATTCCAAATGGTATTATGATTGGGGCACTCTTCCTAAAGCAGATGGAACTCCATATTCTACAAAGAAAGGTGCTTTTCGGAATCATCCATCAACCAAATGGGCAGGATCTTCTATCTACAATACTGCTTGGTTGATTCAGCATGGGTGCTGTTTGGCAGATGAGTATCAGAGAAGGTATGGTAAGATTCATACTTGCTCTAAAGCTTTGTTTGAAGCAAAAAAGATTTTTCATCGCAAGACAAATAAAGCAATTACATGTTGGGGTATGGCAGAAAACTTTTCCCGTGCAATGCCCGATGAATGGAAATGTGATGATTCGATAGATACGTTTACTGCTTACAAGAGGTATATCGCATCTAAACCTTGGGTAAAAGAAAATTATATTCGCATCCCCGAAAGAAAACCTGCTTGGATTTAAAATGTTACTCTGGAAAAAAAATTATAATTTTGATCCCACTACTATTGATACGATAGTATCTCAACTGAGGGAGAATGAAAAAAGTTTAGACTCTGATCTAAATTATCACACTTCATATTTTTTCAATGATGAAGATAAACCTGAGTTGGTTTTTATGAATCAATATCGGGAAATTTGTGATCAAATCTCAAAAGATATGGGTCTATACCATAGAGCAGGTCTTTCTTTTGATGTTTGGATGCAAGTTTACACAAACCAGAGTAAGACCTTTAATCGACATGAACATTTTTCTGGTAATGAATTTTTGTCCTGGGTTCATTTTCTGAGACAACCTGAAGAACAGAACTTTTATTTTCTAAATTCTGAAGGAGAAAAAATCTATCCAGAAGTAAAGCAGGGAGATCTAATCGTATTTCCTTCTTGGGTTCTTCATGCTGCAGCTCCTCCAAAATCAGAGGGAGATAGAGTTATTATTTCGGGAAATATTCAAGTTGAGGTTCTACTTAGAGACCGATCTAATACTGAAGTATCCAAATTAATGTATCATCGATTTGGTGGTAGATTTGGTATGTGGGAAGTTTGTCAGGAAAAACTACCAATGGAAGAGTATTATGAGGCAGAATCATGAGTAACATGGTACAATATAAAAAGCATCGCGTTTTTAGAGAAACTCCTGATGTTGTATTTTATGACATTTCAGTAGATGATTCAAACGCATCTGATCTTGTGGTACACGAAGGACCAGCAATTTCACCACCAAACGATGTCATCGGTGCAAAACAGTTCTACATTCACTATCATCAAGTGGACCATAATCGTGTCCTCTCAGGTGAAAGAATCTTTGAACTTGTAAATTTGGAATGGAAGTTTCCATACCATATTGTCCATTTGAATCGTCAGAGCGGTGCTTTGGTTGTTCCTGTTGGAACGTATCATCGCAGTACTTCTGGCGAGAAAGGATCGATTGTAATCAACCAAGCGATCCGCGATGATGAGTTTGATCCAGAGACTGAATTTATTCCAGTTTCTGCTGGACAAAATCATGAACTCTATCGCGTACTGGCACATGAAAATCCAGTAATTCATAATCTTGGTGAATAATGAAAACACTTTGGAATGAGTATAAAAAACTCATTTTTAATACCTTCCCTGACTTCGAGAACATTTGTGACTGGGCGGATTGGAGATCTCTCCAGTTCTCATCTGGAGGAGTCACTAACCTTTCTGCCAAACTCTACAACAGCAAATACATTATCAAGTCTAGGGAAGTTGAGATATGGGATGAGAAGTCCTGCATCTACAACAACATAATCTATCCAAAAACGGGTGAGAATCTACCCTGTTTCGGAATGGATCTGATGGGATTCTTTGATAAGAAAGTCATTATTGTATTTGACTTTCAACATCCAGTAGAGAACTATTTGTTCTCTCATCCAGATCTTCCTAAGGCAGAGGGAACATTTAGATTCTTTGAACCTGGTAATCATTTTTCTGAAAATGTATTTGTCCGCAAATGCACCATGTCGGAAGTAAATGATTATCTGGATGACTTTGCTGCTTATTTACAGGCATACAAAGAAATGCTAGAATCTAAGAAACCTAATGGGTTTGCTGTCCATTCTACTTACAGCGATTTTGACAAATACATGAAACGTCTTGATCCTGTCAGTGGTTATTTGAGTAGTAAGTTCGGCAAAGAAAAGGCGGAACAACTAGTAAACGATTTTCTTTTTTGTTATGAGTGATTTTATTTGGGTTGAAAAGTATCGCCCGAAGACTATTGAAGAATGTATCCTGCCAGAGTCTACTAAAAAGACCTTTCAGGAGTTTCTAAATAAGGGAGAAATTCCCAACATGCTTCTTGCTGGTCCTCCTGGTATTGGTAAGACAACTGTTGCTAAAGCTTTATGTAATGAACTTGGGGTAGACGTATATGTCATCAATGGATCCGACGAGGGTAGATTCCTCGATACTGTCAGAAACAATGCGAAGAACTTCGCTTCGACCGTCTCGCTTACATCAGATTCTAAACACAAAGTCATCATCATTGATGAGGCAGATAACACGTCCAACGATGTACAACTCCTCCTACGGGCGTTTATTGAGGAGTTTGCTGGCAACTGTAGATTCATCTTCACCTGTAACTACAAAAACAAAATCCTTGAACCCCTCCACTCCCGTTGTGCAGTCGTTGAGTTTGGAATCAAAGGAAAAGACCGTCAGTCCATCGCTGCCCAGTTCTTCCAACGTACCAAACAAATCCTGGATACAGAAGGTGTTGAATATGATAACAAGGTCCTGGTAGAACTTATTAACAAACACTTCCCCGATTGGCGTCGTGTTTTAAATGAATGTCAGCGTTACTCTGTAAGCGGGAAGATTGACTCTGGTATTCTCGCTTCTTTCTCTGATGTTGCTGTAAATGATCTTATCAAAAATCTTAAACAAAAGAATTTTGCTGAGGTACGTAAGTGGATCGTTTCTAATCTGGATAATGATACTACTGTACTTCTGCGTCGTATCTACGATGCTCTTTATGATGCCCTTGAGAACAATAGCGTTCCTGCTGCTGTGCTTGTGCTTGCTAAGTATCAGTATCAGGCGGCGTTCGTAGCAGATCAAGAGATCAACATGCTTGCTTGTCTGACCGAAATTATGGTGGAGTGTGAATTCAAATGACAAACGATTGGCGGTACACTGATGATCGGATGCAACTCCGACAAGAGACTTTTTTAAAACTTAAGAATCATTTTAATCTAAAGGAAATTCAACTTTTGTATGAGTTCTGTCATCTCTGGATTAGTCAAGGAAACAACACTACAGAAAATGTTGAAGTAGAATTTGAAAACTTTGTAAAACTCAACGGACAATAAAATGATTGATGTAAAATTGCTTCGTATTGTTACTGGTGAAGAAGTCATCGCAGAACTAGTGTCTGAAGATGAAAATACCATTACTGTAAAGAATGGTTTGGTTGTTCTTCCTAGCGGTAACTCTTATGGGTTTGCTCCATGGGCAACCGTAATTGATTCTGATAATCCTGAGATTACGATGGTTCGTAATCATATTGTATACATTGCCGAAGTTGCTTCTTCTGTCAAGAAGAAGTATAATGATCTTTATGGAAGTAAATTGATTACTCCAGATGAGAAAAAGATTATTGTATGATAGCAAAACTACAAAATCCCAAAAGTGAACTTTATTACCATTTGAAAGAGTTTATACAATCAACTCATTTCCCTTGGTCATATTGTGGCAAATCCACTCCCATGGATAGCGAAACAGGTGATTATCAAGATTTTCCTTTTTATAGTCATCGTTTCATAAATCGCCCAAGATGGGGATCTCTAAGTGCCAGGTATTTGTATCCAGAAGTTTGCTCTGATCTTACTGAAAGATTTTATCCTCTCCTAGAGGAAATATTTTATATCAATAAGATCAGAGTTGGATGTATATACAGATTTAGTGCAAACTGTCAACATCCCCTTGATGATGATAGACCTTCAATACCACATTATGATCATCCTTTTCCTCATAGAAATATGCTGATCTATTTGACACCAGCAGGAGGAGAAACTTTAGTTATGGATGATCAAAGGAACATAGTAGACGTGCATAATCCAAAAGAAGATGATATAATTATCTTTGAAGGATTGCATTGTTATAGAGCTCCTGAAAAGGAGCGGAGAATAGTTCTTGTTGTTACCTACATATGATTATGAAAAAGAACAAAGCGCATCAAATGAAATCATCCCATTATTATATTTTCTGGGGAATCTGCACAGTTGCTGTGGTATTAGGTCAACTTTATGTTGGTTCTGGATATCGTATTATGTCGGGTAGTGTAAATAGACTTACAAATACCCTTGTTACTGGATTTGAGGAGATTGATGGTTCTACTCAATATTGATAAACTTAAATTGGTTGACCCTAAAGTAAAGACTACACCAGAACTTGTTGATGAGGCAAACTGGGCACTATTCCGTGCTAAAATGACTTTACCTGCCGCCGCAAAACATTGTGGTATGACACAGAAAGAAATGAAAATGACTTTCTGGGAATTTTTGAAGTATCACCCTAAAGATTATGAAATCCCTGAAGACTCCCCTTAGATATCCTGGGGGAAAGAGTCGTGCCTGCGTTAAGATGGACCCCTTCTTCCCTGATCTGAGGGATTACAAGGAGTTCAGAGAACCTTTCCTTGGCGGAGGTAGTGTTGCAATTCATGTTTCTAAGAAGTACCCACATCTTAAGATTTGGGTCAATGACTTGTATGAACCTCTAGTTAACTTCTGGCAGCAACTCCAAATGTTTGGAGTTGATATGAAAGAGAACTTGACTAATCTGAAGTCATATCATCATAATGAGGAACGAGCAAGAGAACTGTTTTTATCCTCCAAAGATACACTGAATGATACGAAAGCATCTGCCTTTGATAGGGCATGTGCATTTTATATTGTCAACAAATGCTCCTTTAGCGGTCTTACTGAAAGTTCCTCTTTTTCCAAGATGGCATCAGTAAGTAATTTTTCAATGAGAGGTATTGAGAAACTTCCTGGTTATCAGGAAATTATTGCTCATTGGGATATTACTAATTACTCATATGATTATCTGATGGATGAAACATCAGATAGAAAGGTTTTCATGTACCTTGATCCTCCATATGATATCAAAGATAATCTTTATGGTAAAAAAGGTTCAATG